CATACACAAGATAATTGAGCGCCTGGCCTTGATTGAAGGACGGATTACTCCAGTGTCGGTCCGACACGGTCTAAACAAACAGCAACGAGATGTACCACAATTGCCTGCGCTGTTCAAACCACAATCCATAAGTCCTGTGCTTGGTTCCAAGACTGATCCAAAGAATCCCTTCAAAGGCTACATGGTAGGAGACAGTGTGCAGCCTGCTAGAAATCCTCTTGAAGAAGCCATGCAAGAAGTAGAAGAAGACATGGTCAGCAAGGTCAAGGCAAACTTTGCCGACTACCTGGAAAAGCTGGAAAAAGATCATCACCTGGACAGTCACTTGGTCAGCAAGGCCAAGCGTGATCTTGAAATTGGCGACGACGAAGAAGTTGACGAAGCCACCTGGGACGCAGACGTGGCTCCTCCCAGCGATCCTGGCGACACAGAAGCAGCACACAGCATTGAAGATCACCTAGCAGCCGATGCTGCTGCACCTGCTGCACCCATGCAAGCCGTGAGTGAGTCACCGGTAAAAACATATCCTATGGAAGATGGCTCGTGTTTTGAATGCTATGGCGATCAAGAATCAGGATTTGAAATACGTCGGGCAGGACGTAGTTTGCCCACTCGTTTCCCTAACATGGATCATGCTGACATGGCTGTGCGACTGTTTCAAAAGCGTCACAAGGCAGCACAGCAAAACAGCAATCAAGATTACATACAAGAGAAATAACATGATAGTAACAGACCTATTTGAATCAGCGCCAGGTGTGGCGGAAGCCCTGGGCGATAATAGACCCAAGCTAGGTAGCAAACGTGATCAAGGCAAGAGTGTTCGCCAATGGCGCCGGGACCGTGGCATGGACGAGTCGGGCATGGCAGAAGGCATGGCACAAGACGAAGCCGAAGAAGAATATGGCGGTTGGCGAGCAGAGTTTGTAAATGAAATAAATTACAACACATTTGAAGTTAGAGTAACAAATGCAAGGTCAAAAGAATCAGCAAATTTTATTGTGCGTCCAGTTGACATGATATCTATGGGCCCAACACTGGACATAGAAACCATGGATGTAAGAGATTTACAAACTGGTCAAACAGAAAGTTGGACCAAAGATGATCCAGCACCCGAGGGCCCTATTGCTTATGCAATCGGTGCTTTGTTTTATGATGATAAAAAACTTCAAAAGAAACTCCGGAACATTATAGACAAGCATGACACCAAAGGTCAAGACATGCTGCCTGGACTGGATAAACGTCGAAGCATAGGTCAAGAAGTTGATGCTGATTCCTATGTTGATTCAGGTGAAAAGACTCAAGCCGCAATGGCAAAAATGAAACAAGGCATGGCAGAAGGCCACGGTAACTATGCAGGCGATACTCCAGTTAATCTTGGTGGTGTATCCATGAAAATGATACAGGCAGGTGACACTGTGCAGTACATTGACCAACAAGCACAAGTGGTTGACATGAGCCCGGACCGTAAATATTCCCGCATCACAATTCCATCCAGCTCTACTACAAAAACAGTATTGACATCTGACCTACGACAACTGGGACAAGGCATGGCAGAAGCCGATGACGAGCAACTGGATGAATTAGGTTGGAAAGACCTTGGCTCTAAAATATTTGGCTCTAGTCCTAATGCAAATGCAAATGCAACGGCTGCACCTGGATCATTGAGTACAATAGACTCAGCATACATGCCAAACCCCGCTACTGGCAAACCTTACACAGGAGCTGAACTAAGAGCTGCCGCTGCTCAAAGGGCAAAATCGGCAGCAGCATCTACTGCGCCGGCATCTACTACAACCGCCGTCGCTGCACCTACAGCACCAGCTCCATCGGTTGCAAATGTGCCTGCAGGATACAGTAAGGTTACACAATCATTCAAGAAACCGAGCACAACACCGGCTACACCCAACGCAGCGGGCACCATTGGAACCTACAATAAAAAAACAGGAGCAGCAACGCTAGGTAATAAAACAATGGTAGCTTTTAAAGATTTATCTCCAAACATTCAAAAACAACTTGCTGGAATAACCGAAGCATTGGCACAACCAGTGGCAGAACTGTTGCAAATGGTTGAGACCAAAGAAGACGTACAACGTATCAAGAAATTTATCGACGACACATTTGTCAAACACGGTGCAGTAAACGAACCAGCGTTTGAGGTGCGTAACCAAATACTTGAACACGTGACACAGGTTGGTGCCCAACGCCGTAGAGACTTTGCAGCACAGCAAACACATTGAACATCCTTAGGACCGCACTAGTTGCGTGATGTAGGCGGCTTCTGCCTTGGACGGCCCAATTCGCTACTGGGAATCCAAAAAGAGCAATAACACATTGACATCTCCTACTGTATCAGTTATACTAGCTGACTACTTTAGGAGATTCTCATGGAAAACAAAACATTCAACGGTGACCAAAAAATTAAACTCACTCAGATCATCAATGAAGGCATGCAGGTCATGCACGAAATTGATACCTTGCAGGGTGGACTCACTGACACAGTCAAGGCCATTGCAGAGGAACTGGAAATCAAACCAGCTGTGTTGAAGAAAGCAATTCGCATGGCACACAAGGCCAGCTTTGGACAAGAACAACAGGATCATGAATTGCTGGAAACAATTCTCACCACTGTGGGCAAGACATTATAAGTACTGCTTATATGCACGAACCCGGCGAAATATTTCCAATCAAGCAATTACAAGGCAAATATTGTCTTAGTCCATTTGTTTCACTAACAGTAGATGTGCGCGGCAACGCGGCCTTGTGTGGTTGTTTTTTTTGGATGCCAATACAAATTGGTAATTTATTAAAAACGCCCTTGCAAGATCTGTTGAAATCAAAGTTAGCACAAGATATAAGACAAAGCATCATCAGTGGCACTTATGAATTTTGCAATGAAAAAACGTGCGGGGTTATCAATAACAATCAATTAAACACTATTGAATCAATTCCGCCTAATATTTTGCCATTATTAGAAGATGCAGAAAAATTTATTATGCCGTATGAGATTGCATTTGCTGGGGATCTTACCTGTAATCTAAGTTGCCCTAGTTGTAGAAGTCAAGTGATTAAAATATCCGAGGACCAAGCAGCAGAACAACAACGAATTGGAAATATATTGTCGCAAAATATATTTGGGACAGCAACTGATCAACCAATTACATTGAGATTAAGCACCAGCGGTGAATTATTTGCCAGTCCGATGCTGTTGAATTTTGTTTCGTCGATTGAATATGACAAATTTCCTAATCTAAAATTAGAGGTTCAAACCAACGGATTGTTGTGCGAAAAATTTTGGTACAAATTAGGAGCAGCAGAATCAAGAATTACATCAATCACTATAACATTTGATGCTGCTCGCCCTGAAACTTATGAGATATTAAGGCGCGGGGGCAAATGGAAAGATTTACTTGCTGCAATGAAATTTTTATCAGATAAAAAACGCAACACTGGAATAATATTCAACACACGCATGGTGGTGCAAAGACAAAATTATCAAGAAATATTAGAATTTTATAATTTTAGTTTAGAACACAATGCTGATAGAATTGAATTTATTAGGTTGGCTGATTGGGGAGTATACGGATCTAAATTTTTTGACGAGGATGTACTAGACGCCACACATCCAGACTTCCTACAGGCACAACACCTGCTTAGCCAAGTATCTAATTTACCACGTACCTGGTTTGCAGGCGGCATTGATTTGACGACTAATAGCAGCACATAAATATGTGCGAATCGCCCACGTTAAGGGCAAGCAACACGGCTTACCGGCCATAAACGGAGATACATGAGTTATATTGACAGTCTATTTGATCGAGAACACGATCGCATTCATGTGGTAGAACGCCGCAATGGCGAACGAGTATACAGAGAATATCCAGCAAACTTTGTGTTCTATTACGATGACCCCAGAGGCAAACATCGTAGCATCTATGACACACCTGTGTCAAGGTTCAGCACAAGAAACAACAAAGAGTTCCGCAAAGAAGTCCGATTACATTCAGGCAAGCAGTTGTATGAAAGTGATATCAATCCAATCTTTCGTTGTCTAGAGGACAACTACAAGGGGCAGGATGCTCCGGACCTGCACACAGCATTTTTCGACATTGAAGTAGACTTCAACAAGGATCGTGGATTCTCACCTGTGGATGATCCGTTCAATCCCATCACTGCCATATCAGTGTACCTGAACTGGCTGGATCAAATGGTCACCATGGCTGTGCCGCCCAAGCACATGAGCATGGCTACTGCACAGGAACTGGTGGCTGACTTTGAAAACACATTCTTGTTTGAAGATGAGCGTGACATGATCAAGATGTTTCTGGATCTGATCGACGATGCAGATGTCCTGAGTGGTTGGAACTCGGAGGGCTATGATATCCCCTACACCATCAACAGAACCATCAGAGTTCTCAGCAAGGATGATACTCGCAAGTTCTGTCTCTGGGGTCAACATCCCAAGAAGCGCATGTTTGAACGCTTTGGTGCTGAACAAGAAACCTATGACCTGGTGGGACGAGTACACATGGACTATATGCAATTGTATCGCAAGTACACCTATGAAGAACGTCACAGTTACAGTCTAGATGCCATTGCCGAATACGAACTGGGCGAGACCAAGACACAGTTCGAAGGCACCCTGGATCAGCTGTACAACCAACACTTCAAAAAGTTTATTGAATACAATCGTCAAGATACTGCACTGCTAGACAAGTTGGACAAAAAACTGCGATTCCTGGAACTGGCCAGTGAACTTGCACATGCCAATACTGTGCTGTTGCAGACCACAATGGGTGCTGTGGCCGTGACTGAGCAGGCCATCATTGTGGAAGCACATGAACGTGGATTTGTTGTGCCCAACCGCAAGCAACGCAACGACACGGAAGACAATCAAGCAGCCGGTGCCTATGTTGCATATCCCAAAAAAGGCCTACACGAATGGGTAGGATCAGTTGACATCAACAGTCTATATCCTTCGGCTATTCGAGCACAGAACATGGGTCCAGAAACTATCGTGGGTCAGTTGCGCCAGACCATGACTGACCATTACATCCGGGACAAGATGGCCAAGAACGGAGGCAAGTTTGCAGATGCCTGGGAGAACTTGTTTGGCAGTCTTGAATATACCGCTGTGATGAACACCGAGGTTGGCACCGACATCACTATTGACTGGCAAGACGGCTCAGAAAGCACACACTCAGCAGCAGAGATCTGGAAACTGATCTTTGACAGCAATCAGCCCTGGATACTCACTGCCAATGGTACTATTCTCACCTATGAGAAAAAAGGTATCATTCCCGGCCTGCTGGAACGTTGGTACTCAGAGCGCAAGGACATGCAGGCCAAGAAAAAAGCAGCAACGGATCCCAAGGACATTGCGTTCTGGGACAAGCGACAACTGGTCAAGAAAATTAACCTAAACAGCTTGTATGGTGCTATTTTGAATCCCGGTTGCCGCTTCTTTGACAAGCGTATTGGACAGAGTACCACGCTGACAGGTCGTGCTATTGCACGTCACATGGATGCATATATCAATGAATGTATTACTGGCAAATACGATCACGTGGGCGAAGCAGTTATCTATGGTGACACAGACTCATGTTATTTTAGTGCATGGTCTGTGCTGAAAAACGAAGTTGCAGAAGGTCGCATGACCTGGAGCAAGGAAACTTGTATTCAACTGTACGATTCAATTGCTGATCAAGTGAATGATTCGTTTCCAGGATTTATGGAACAGGCATTCCATTGTCCACGAGACATGGGCGAACTGATCAAGTGTGGTCGTGAGATGGTGGCAGATCGCAGCCTGTTTATTACCAAGAAGCGTTATGCTG